GCAGAAAAAAGTATAAGATATAAGGACATAGGATTCATTTGGTACGGGTGGAAGGGCTTATGTGACTCCGTATCGCAACACTCCAGTCGGTATTAGGCAACCGAATTAATAAGCGCAGCCTGTTTTTAATCTAGGACTTATAAACAATGCACACCCCGGATCAACAAAAGAGAGACTTAGTTCAAAGACTATCGTCTGTCGGCGTTCGATATGATGATATAGCCTTAAAACTTGATATATGTGATGACACATTAAAAAAATATTATAAAAAAGAGCTGGACCATGGGCGTATAGATGCAAACGCTATTGTTGCCGGGACTTTGTATGGACTAGCCAAAAGCGGAAATATCGCAGCAACAATATTTTGGTTAAAGACAAGGGCCAAGTGGCGAGAAACAGATGTAGATCAAAATGGCGAGAAAGTAATCCGGCGTTATGGCGGGATACCAACAGAAGATGGTTGATGTCTTTATTCCACAGTTCCACCCAGATCAATTAAGAATTTACAAAGAACGGTCACGCTTTAACAGAATTCGGTGCGGTCGGAGATATGGCAAGACCATGATGGCTGAAATAATAGCCTGTTGCGCTGCTTTCGATGGTAAGCGGGTAGGATGGTTTGTCCCACAGTACAAGATATTAAACGAAGCCTACAGCGAAATAGCTGACATCCTGGACCCTATCAAGGTATCGGCTTCAGAGATGAAGGGCATTTACAATGTTGAGGGCGGTGGTCGGGTAGACTTCTGGACCCTGGAGAATGAAAGGGCTGGACGATCAAGAAAGTATCATACGGTAATAATTGATGAAGCGGCTTTCACCAAGCCCAATATGCTCCATATCTGGGAAACATCAATTAAACCAACCTTGCTAGACTACGGTGGTGATGCCTGGGTGCTATCAACACCAAACGGAATGGATGCCGACAACTTCTTTTACGCTATTGGCGAAGACGAACGGTTTCAGTTTAAAGACTTTCACGCGCCAACCCATGCAAATCCATATCTACCTGCTGGGGAGCTGGAGAAGCTGGAGAGAGAAAACCATCCCCTAGTCTTCAGACAAGAATACCTTGCTGAATTCGTGGATTGGTCAGGAGTAGCATTCTTTAGCCTGGACAAGATGTTTGAAAGCGGAATACCAGTATCCTATCCAATCAAGTGTGATGCAGTCTACGCAGTTATAGACACAGCGGTTAAGGGCGGAAAGGACAATGACGGAACGGCTATCGTTTATGTATCAGCAGACCGGTACAACCTCAAATCTCCTTTAACTGTACTAGATTGGGACATTATTCAAGTAGACGGAGCATTGCTAGAGAACTGGATGCCTAGCGTATTTGCCAGGCTGGAAGAGCTTGCAATCAACACCGGAGCAAGATATGGGGTAACAGGTACATTCATTGAAGACGCAGCAGCAGGGTCAATCCTGATCCAGCAGGGCCGCACTAGGGGATGGAACACTCATGCTATAGACTCCAAGCTAACGAGCGCCGGGAAAGATGAGAGGGCTATCAGTGTATCGGGCTACTACCACCAGGAACTGTTAAAAATAAGTCAATACGCATTCGATAAGACTGTAAACTTCAAGAATCAAACCAGGAATCACTTATTAACTCAGGTTACTGGATTCAGAATAGGCGACAAAGACGCATACAAACGAGCTGATGACTTGCTGGACGCTTTCGTTTATGCTATCGCTATTGGGGTCGGTGATAAATACGGATACTAGGATTAACTATGTCAGAAGGCTTAATAAATACTACATACCTGGGTGGCGAGTTAATGAACTTGCTGAACTCGGAGAACATCCAACCAGGCTCCCAAGCGGGGTATGAATTATGTAAGTCGATATGGACATTCCATCCATTGGGTGGGAAGTTAGTAGAAAAGCCGGTACGTTTAGCACTATCGAAACCAAGGGTTATTACTGTAGATGCAGAACCCAAAGAGATGTTGGTAGAAGCATTCAACCAAGAATGGGAGGACTTAGGTGCTACTAATCATATTCGTGATGTTATGTTTATTAGTCGGGCTTATGGTGCTGGCGGGATTATTTATGGCGCTGATGAGATTCCTACTCTCGATCCGATTGATCCTTGGAGCCTACCTGATCTCAACCTATATTTTAACCAGCTTGATCCATTAAACATGGCGGGGTCGATTGTAACCAATCAGAACCCCAATGCTCCAGACTTCCAAAAGCCCCTGGCTTATACCACAGCAGCAGGGCAACCCTATCACCCAAGCAGGTCAGCGGTGGTCTTTAACTCGACACCAATCTACCTGCAATTCCAGAGTTCAGCATTCGGCTATACAGGTAGATCGGTATTCCAAAGAGCTTTGTATCCTTTAAAGTCTTTTGTTCAGAGCATGATTACGGATGACCTGGTTACATTCAAATCAGGTCTAATCATTGCCAAGCAGAAGCCAGCAGGGTCCATTGTTAATCGTTTGATGCAAACCGCAGCAGGTATTAAGAGAACTTATCTTAAAGAGGGCGGGACCGGCAACGTCTTATCAATCGACATTGATGAGGACATCCAATCAATAGACCTGAACAACACTGCCGTCTCCATGCAGACAGCCAGGGACAACATCATAGCCAATATTGCCACGGCTTCGGATGTTCCAGCTATGCTCCTGAAGGATGAGGCGCTTACTAGCGGCTTTGGTGAAGGAACAGAAGACAGTAAGGTTATCGTCCAATATGTAGACGGGATCCGGTCGGACATGGCATCACTGTTTAAGTTCTTTACCAAGATCGTAATGCACCGGGCATGGAACAAACAGTTCTTTGAAGCAGTAAAGAACAAACATCCAGACCTGTACGGCAATAAGACTTACGAGCAGTCATTCTACGAATGGCGCGAAGGTTTCAGAGCTGATTGGGAATCATTGATGGAAGAGCCAGAGTCAGAGAAGGTCAAAGTAGCTGACATCAAACTCAAGGGCATTACTGAGATGCTAAGAACCCTGTTGCCTTCAGTAGACCCACAGAACCGGGCTATTGCAATTCAATGGGCGCAAGACAACCTAAATGAAATGCCGGATATGTACGCTAGTACGTTACAGCTCGACACAGAATCATTGGCTGATTACGAACCTCCAACACCCATGGATGCCTTGACCGAACCCAAGCCAAAGAATGATGCTGCTTTTCCTATGTATCGTGTAGTAAACCAAAAGAATACATAAGGTCTAATATGAGATTCATAAGTTAGATGGTGACGAGTGACATTCTTTGAAGTCTTAACTGCCGCAATTAATGACTTCATTGAGTTTGGGTTCGACTCTCAGAAGAGGGTCGATACCTGGCTCAAGAAGATTAAGACTGCCGCAGAAAAGCAATTAATCCCAGAGTCGCAGATGAAAAGCGACCTGGATAAAGCTCTGAACGGGGCTTTCTCACGCATGGTGACTAAGGGCGGGTTAGTTAGTCCGGCAGTATCCAAATACACTATAGACAAGCTCAAGCCCAGGCTACGGGCTGAATTAGACCGGCGGATCATGGCTTCGGCTAATCTCATCAAGAACAACCGAGCTGCCAGCATCAGCAATACGCTACGAAGGTTTGAAGGCTGGGCAACCTCGATCCCCAAAGGCGGCTCCAAGGCTGTAGACAAGGTCAAGGAAAAGCAGAACATCAAGAAGGCTCTGGGTCGGATGCCGTTTGAACAGCGCCGGGTGATAATCGACCAGACGCATAAGCTAATCGCTAACATCAATGATATTGTGGCTGTAGACACCGGAGCCATTGCAGCAGAATGGCACAGTCATTGGAGACAGATCAACTACGATTACCGCCAGGATCACAAAGAACGGGACTTGCAGGTATATGTCATCCCAGGCAATTGGGCGACAGAAAAGGGATTCATCAAGCCAATTAATGGATATACTGATGACATTACCAGCCCAGGCGAAGAGGTGTATTGTTTTCCCGAAGACTCAGAAATCCCATACGCTAACAATATTAATAAAGCGTATAGGAGATGGTATACAGGCGATTTGACCGAGATTGTTACGACATCTGGAAAAACTCTTAAAGGTACACCTAATCATCCGGTCCTTACGACTACAGGATGGAAGGCTATGGGTTCGCTCAATCAGGGAGATGACATCATCGAAATTTCCGATAAAGCTCTCTCTTTTATTAAAAGAAACAATAATGACCGTATACCCGTTATCTCTGAGATATTTAGCACGATTAATAAATGTGGCGTTTCTAGAACGATCTCCTGTCGCAAAACAGACTTCCACGGCGATGGAGCCATCAATAGTAATGTCAATATTGTATTTACCGCATTGGGTTTGACTATTGACTTGGTATCCTCTGCGTTTCAGTTCGGAAATTATTTCGGCTTCACCAAATCCAATTATTTTGCTTGCTGTAGAAGCTCTTTGTATCAATGTTTTAATAGATTGTTTAGTGCCAAGAATAGCTTTGTGAGCGGATTTGATATTCTTTTGGTTTTCCTCAAGAGTTCGTTTGGACATCATTATTCTGTTGCTTTCCAATTGACCTCTAATACTAATTCCACTGGAATTCAGTCTGTTGACAATAACAGAACGGCTTACGCCAAGATCATTGGCAATACTGGAAACGCTTTCTTTAGATTCATAACGAAGTATAATATTTTGAATATCAATAATAATAGTGGGTTTTTTAAAAACGCGATTTCCAATATCAAAACCAGTTTTTTTAATTCTATTGAACAAAGTAGAACGATTAATGCCGAGGATTTGGGCAATAACTGGAACGCTGTTCCCTTTGGATCGCAAATCAGCAAAGTGAAGCATATCAATACTAATAGATGGTCTGGTCATGTTTATAACCTCGAAACGGAAAGCAACTGGTATGTTGTTAATGGTATTATAACTCACAACTGCCGGTGTAGCTATAAATACATCTATAGTCTAAGTAAGATGCCGGAGAAAATGCTTACCAAAAAGGGTAAAGTGGCGTTACAATCAACAAAACTTCAGTAGAATCAACCTATGCCATTCGAGTCAGAACAACAACGGAAAGCCATGTATGCTGCTCAAGCAGGGCATAGCAATATTGGCATTCCGCAGGAAGTGGCAGAAAAGTTCATAAAGCATTCGGTAGACGAGATTCCAGCAGAACCCACGGTTCTATCAACCCCAGAATTCAAAGAAGACGGGCTACTCCAAAAGGTCACGGACCTAAACGAGAATGATGCCATGGGCGATGTCCCAGAAGCCATGGATATAAAGCCAATAGATAAGATGGCTGGACCCCAAGGCCGGGCTTCGGGAATCATGTTCCTAACAAACGAAGGCGAAACCCTTCTTATGCGGCGCGGTGACGGCGGCGACTATCCCAATATGTTCTGTGTCCCAGGCGGTCATCAATCTACAGACGAAAGCCTGGAAGAGTGCGCTAGACGGGAATGTAAAGAAGAGACTGGAATGGACTACAAGGGCAAGCTGGAGCTGTGCCACGATGATGGACAGTTCGCTACCTATCTAGCCAAAGACATAGAAAAGTTTAACGTGGAACCTTCTGACGAATCTACTGGATATGTCTGGTGTAGGCCGGAAGAGTCACCCAGGCCGCTACATCCTGGGCTTGCAGTTACATTCCGCATTGCTGGGGCCAAGACCGAGACTGATATAGCGCAGCTCATGTGCGAGGGAGTTATGCCATCCCCACAGATGTATGCAAACGTCTGTTTGCTGGCGATTCGGATCACCGGCACAGGTCTGGCGTATAGGTCATCAATAGGTGAGAATGTCTGGCGTGACCCATCACTGTATCTAAATGATGAGTTCCTGAAGAGATGCAATGGTTTGACTGTAATCATGGACCACCCAGAAACCTCCGTACTAACTTCAGAAGAGTTCAAAAACCGGGCGGTTGGCAGTATTATGCTTCCATACCTTAAAGGTGATGAGGTTTGGGGCATTGCCAAGGTATATGACCAGGATGCAGTAGACGAGATACTGGAAGGCGAGATAAGTACATCTCCATCGGTAGTATTTGACAATACCGCTGGAAACATTACACTTACGACTGAGAATGGTGAACCACTCTTAATCGAAGGTGTCCCATTCCTATTGGATCACATAGCTATTGTAACTAAGGCGAGAGGGTCCAAAGGTGTTTGGGACAAGGGCGGAGACGCTACAGGAGTTCTTTTAAACAACCAAGTTGAGGTGTCTGATATGAATGACAATACGATTGCACCGAAGGCTGACAGCCAAGGTGATAAGTTAGATGCAATTCTGAATGCCATTAGCGGTTTGGCAGTCAGAGTGGACGAGATGGAAAAGAATCTTCCAGCTCCTCCTCTGGTCACTGCTACCGACCATAAGGACGAGGAAGTAGAGACAAAGAAAGATGAAGAGGAAAAGAAAGAGGAAGTAGAAGTTAAGAAGGATGGTGGTGAAATCGAAATGCCAGCCGGTGAGATCAAGTTTGACGAAGACAAAGAAGAGGAAGAGGCTTGCAAGGCTGATGAGGAAGCTGCTGAATACGCAGATGCCCAAGCTAAAGCAGACAGCGTTCTGTCTTCATTCGGCAAGTCAGCATCACGCCCATTGCAAGGTGAAAGCCTGATGTCCTACCGCAAGCGGTTACTGCGTGGACTGCAAGCATATTCTGACGCATACAAGACCATTAATCTTAACGCTATCAAAGACAGCCAAATTCTGGCTATTGCTGAAAGAACGATTTTCGCTGACGCATTGGTTGCTGCAAAATCTCCTACTAGCTACGCTAACGACTCACTCATCGAAATCAATGAGCGCGACCGTTCAGGCCGTACTATTACGAAGTTTAAGGGTCCAATGGAAGCATGGCTGGGAGATTTCAAGGTTCCTCCTATGCGCGTCAAGGAATTCCATCTTCACAATAACAAACGCTAAAGGATAATTGACATGACAGCTCAAATCTCACTAAACCCTATGGCAACAACCAACGCTTCTGGTTTGTTCAACACAAACAGTGCTGGTTATACCCAAGGCGATGCTCAAGACGACCCAGCAGTTCGGTTTGCACTTTCCGGCGGCGTACTTAGCACAGCAGCAGTAACCCCAATCTGGGGCGGTGTTCCAATCGAAGAGATTATTTCAAGTCTTCAAGATGGCGCTTCACCGTTCTCAGGCAACAAACAACCTGGTACAGACAGTCTTGGATCAACGATTCTGCAAGCTGTTGACCTGGCTACCAGCACCGGGATTTGCGTATTTAACCAGGCTTTTGCAGGTATCACTACCCCGCAAAGTACAGCTCCTCTGTACTCACCAGGAATGTCAGTAAACTTCTACCGTTTCGGTAGCGGCGCTCGGATTCCTCTGCGTATTAATCCTGCTCTGAATTTGACCGGCGACATTGTCAATGTTCAACTGAGCTGGGACTTCGTAGAAGGCTGGTTGACTACTTATGACTCAACCAACGCATTTCCAGTGAAGGTTCTGAAAGTTAGCACCAGTGGCAACAAGTCAGTCGCATACGATGGAATGACCGGCAACGCCAACTGGATTTATTCCGAAAACTTGGCTCTTTGCCTAATCTAATATAAAGGATATTCATTATGTCAGGCTTCGCTCCCTCCTTTGTAACAGTAAACCCGCATTTCATGATGCCAGAGCTGATTATGCAATACAGCTTGGCTTCTGGTGCTTTTACGACCCTAGCTACTGAGAATCCTATGCCGCGCCTCGGTGAAGCTGATCTTTATGTTTACGCAAAAAAGATTCAGTTAACCACCCAGGTTCAAGCAAATCAATCTCAGGTTAACCAACTGCCTAGCGCATCGGTTATTCCTTCAATGATCTCAACCGCAACTTACCGGTTACAGACCCGCGCCCAATACGACAACTTCGATGAAGCTGCTACTGGTGCATGGGGCTACGCACTGCCACAAGCAATGCGTTTAGCTGCTCGTCAAGGCATTGCACAACAACTGCGTAATGCTCTTTTGTATGGTTACAACCCTGCAAACGGCGAAGGTCTGGTTAACACGAACGGCGCAACCCATCAAACCCTGGGCGCTGACACCAATGGCAACACTGGTTACAGCACATGGGATTCGGGCCAACTTGCTCAGTATATGTTGAACATGATCGGCTCACTGAAGGTCACGACCCTGCAAATCGGTCAACCTTTACGCTTGGTCTTCCTGGCTCCACAACGGTTCATTAGCCAAATCTCCTATTCTGGTGTTGTGTCTCTGACACAGTTCCAAAGAATTGGCGCTGGTGTTGAAACGGCTGCTGGTCTGGTCGAAACTGTAGCTCAGTGGGCGGGTGGTGATGATGTATCGTTTGCTGCTGATGATACCCTTATCGGTCAAGGCGCTGGCGGTACTGATTTGATTCTGTTGATTGCACCGGAACTAAAGATTCCTAAGTCAAACAACGCTATCAATACCAACATCTTTGCTACTTTGACACCGAACATGACAGCAACCTCGTTAATGTTGACGGACGTATCTGCACCAACCGAAATTCCAACGCCTATTGCTGATGGTGGCATTACTACCCTCTACACAATGCGTTCGACTTCAGGCTGGGGTATTCGTCCAGAAGCCATTAGCTTGCTCTCAGCGGCTTACTAAGTAACAGAACAAAACAGAAAAGCCATCCTTTTGGGTGGTTTTTTTGTTGAAAGAAGTACAACTTGTGTGAAGCCAAGTTCGATTCAATGGGAGGCAGGGGGAACTAAAAAGCCCCGCTTCATCTGTCTCCCACCCTACAGGGGAATACCATGAAGTTATATGTAGCCAATTGCAGCAAGCAGGAATTCAACTTCACTTATATGTTGATGGAGAATCCTAGACCTTTTGCACACAGAATCCGTTCTGGGTCGCAACAAGAGATTACCGGCAACCAGGATGAAATAGATCACATCATCAATCAACACGCGATTTATGGCATGATGGAAGCAGGGAAGGTAAAGAAGGGCTTCGGTGGCATTGCTTACCGTATAGACAAGCCCATAAGCATTGAAGCAATCCAGCAAGGATTGAGCCAGCGCGACCAGGAGATGATAGATAGAGCGCAACTCTCCAGGACGATCACTGCGGCTGCTGCGGATCAGATTCTTACTGCTAAAGCGCAGGAGATGGGTCTAAAGCAAAAATCCGGGCTTGAGATTGAGGTATTAGAGGAAAAGAAAAACGCTGCTGATGATAGCTCAAAGTTTAATGAGATTATCGAAGTAGTTAAAGAAAATGTTCCTCCTCGTAGAGGCCGTCCACGCAAATCATAAAATTATGACAAACCCCATCACTTCCCCACCAACATTACTAGGCTTTATCGCATGGACCAGGGCGGCGATGGGTATTCCTACAACCGCTATAGCTGATGACAATATCGGCTATGCTTACGCTTATCAAGTGGCTTTAGACTTAGTTCCTCTTGATTTCGCTAGAACATCCCCAGACATTTACACTCTTACCGTCTATAACTTTGGCGGTAGCAATTTGCTTGGATGGCAACAAGATATTGACGGTCAGACATTCTTTGCTGATGCACGTTTATCCTATGGCATTAACAATTTCGTTGCTGGTGTAATTAATAGTGCTTCGGACGTATCGACCAGCGAGTCATTGTCGGTCGGAGCTGGATTGCAGAATCTCGATTTAATCTCCTTGCAAGCAATTAAGAATCCCTACGGAAGACAGGCCATGGCATTCATGCAAGCTCTGGGAACACTTTGGGGAATCTCGTAAGAATGAATATTTGGGGATTATCGTGATCCTACACCTGGGCGTAATTGACGTTCCAGAGCCAGAAGGCGGGACTACTTATGAAGTGGCAACTGCTTTAGAAGCGAAATACGGTCTTTTTACTAGCTTTGCCAAGGTCAATGAGCGCAAGATAGTTGACAATCTCACTCAGAGCATGGCTGGTGCGCTTGAAACGGTAATGCAAGGGGGTAGGGTCAGTAATCCGTTTGCAGACGCTACAGGCGAGATTGAGGTGCTATTCAAGGACTTCCTAAGTTCGCAAGATGCAGAAAAGCAGGGAATTGCTGGTGTACCAACCCAGGCTGCTCTGGAAGGCAGAAGTATCAGATTCAAAGGCAGGTCATCTGCTAAAGACTATGTAAAAGGGAAGAGGACCGGGACCAAGAGAGTTTATGGGCCGCGTAGACCGTCATTTATTGATTCTGGTGTAATGCAAGCATCATTTAAGAGCTGGGTGGATTAATTGGCATCTGTAGCAGAGACTTCTGGAGCAAAGCCACAACTGGCTGCGGGTCTGTCTGAAGGGACAACGACCCTTTCCGGCAATGAGCAGATAACCTTCACTTTATACATAAGGCTGGTCCTTCCATTGGATGGATATGTATTTTGGGTAAATGCCAGTCTTTTAACAGATACCGCAATTTACAATGCAGCTCAATACAACCGCTTAGAGTATGACAATCTAGCGGCTCCAATGCCAGCAAAGCAACTTACTGTTGCCGGGTCTTTTCACATTGCTACGGACGTAAAGCAATTAGAAGACAGGACATCTGCATTTAATCACACTATATTTACTGCTACGCACGAAGTGCAGGACTTTAACCAGGTCAATGCGGCGATGATGTATATCGCAAGATATTCTGGTGTAAAGTTCGCATTTAACTCAAGAGACAACTTCTACAAGCAAGCCGATCTATACCATTATCGTGGTGATGCTCTATATTCAATTATGGACACGCAGATAATCGACTCCATGACCGGATTCGATACGGAAAGTGTAATTGTCTCGAATAGCTTACCAATATGGTTAACTCTCAATAAATATTTCCCAATGTATCCATCCTACCTGGTGGGGCAGAATATAGCTCCTCCTTATGCTGCGGTAGATATAATCCCATCAGAAACCATGGCAATTGGGCAATTCCCTGTAAATAACAATATCGTTATAAACGGGGGTCTAACTCCAAGCACTCAGTCAACACTCAACCAGCTAGTATCGGATACAGTGAAGATTACGATCTACGGGGCAAGGAATAACGAGGCTTTGAATTTTGCTAGTTATGTGTTCCAATACAGTCTTAATACTGACAATATTGGTATACAGAATATGCCGGTCATGCAAGATGAGAAGGCAACCCAAACTGAGTTTGCTATCCTGGCTCAGAAGAAAAGCATCACATTTAAGGTTAGTTATTATCAGAATACAGTCAATGATATTGCGTTACAATTGATAAAATCTGCGTTCGTGAGTTTTAATATTTAGTTCAATCCAATCATAGTTCAAAAGGAGTACGAAAATGGCAATTACCTCAAATCCAGCAATTATCAACGGAACCGCAATTGTAGGTTCGGGAACAAAATCAAACCTGAATATCACAGCAGCTACAGTGGTGAAGTCTGTTCAAGGCCGCATTGCTAAAGTAAACGTGACTATTACCAGCACCGACACCGGCGCTGTATACGATTGCGCTACGACTGGCGCTGTTGACGGCTCTAATAGAGTGGCTCTTATCCCTGCTGTCATCGGAAGCTATTCAATTGACTTCCCATGCCGCGTTGGTATCGTTGTTGTGCCAGGTTCAGGACAAACAGTATCTGTCAGCTTCGCTTAATTAGGGGTTCAACATGACAACTCAAATTGTTACAGTAAATGTAACGCAAACCATTGCGCCAGCCCCCAGCCAGCTACAACGGACGGGTGCGCTTGTATCGCAAGGTGCGACTACATTGACTCCAGGGACCAGCTCCCTGCTTACACAGTATAGTGATTTAACTGGTATCCTGGCAGGGAGCATTTCAATTACCACCATGACCTGGTCTACAGGTGTGGTTTCTGTAATTACAACAACCCCACATGGTATTCCAAGTGGAGATACGATTCTGGGTCTTATTACCGGAGTTACTCCAGCCGAATATAATGGAACGTTCCAAATTACATCAACAGGAACAAATACCTTTACTTATCCTTTAGTGGCTAGTCCAGGGGTAGTTACAGTACAGGGTGTTTACACAAACGAATCTGTTCAAGATTTGGTAGCGATGGCAACCACCTTTTTTGCTCAAGGCTCACAAAATTCAGTTTATGTCCTTGAATTGGGCGTGGGCACTGCTGCTGAAGGTGTTGCTTCTCTTGGCGCATATATTGTGGACCCTACAGTAGTTTTTTACGGATATTGCGTAACTACTGAAATGTCTGGTGATGCAACAATGGTTGCTTTGGCTAATGAATATGCGTCTACTACGGCACAAGTTTACTTCTGGGTAACAGAGACTATTGATAGTTACGGATTGTTCACCGGAATTAAATCAGTTATCTCAATGTGCCAAGATGTAACTGCTCCAGTAACTGAATGGTCAATTTCTGCAATGTTCTGGAATGCTTTGAATTACAATCCACAAGATACCAACAAAGTGGCTCCCATGGCATTTCAGTATCTTCGCGGAGTTACAGCATTTACCGGAAAGCAAACTGAGCAACAAGCATTAAAGACAGCTAATGTTAATTATGTTGGAACCGGTGCTGAAGGTGGGATTAGCAATACCTTGGTACTTTGGGGAGTTAATTCTGTCTCTTATACACATCTCCGAGCCCACGAGACGCTACGCTATCT